GCTCGGAAGTCAATCCAATGAACATATTGCACGAAGGGATTAAGAGTGGACAACTCAACGTCCCCACGCGCATAATCGCGAGATGGAAGCCATAGGGTTTCCACTCTGCTGACGACGCTCCCGGGAGACGGCAAGTGGGCGCGCCTTTCGCCACGCAAGGCGCGCCCCACTGGTATCAGACCAGGGAGCTTTTCTATGCGCCTTCCGCAAAAATCAGAATCCTTATTGCCGTGGGCCGAGGAGCTGATCGAGGAATGCTTCGTGTCACGCGAAGAACGCCGCGATCAAATCGGTCAATGGAAATCTTATTACTTTATGGGTCGTACCGACGGGCAGCAGGCGAGATATAACCGTATCTATTCGCACATCGATCGCCTCTCCTCGATGCTGTTCTCGCCGGTCGATGTCCGCTTTTCGATCGATTACGACGCCGCCGAGGGCGAAAAGATCGTTGATCTAGGCGAGGCCGCGACGCGAAAGCTCAATCGCGAATTCCACCGCTGCGGGATCGATATGGATTTCAGTCAAGGCGTCAATTCCGCCTTGGTCAAGGGCTGCATGATGCTCAAGATCGAGTGGGGACACGACGGGCTGGAAGGATATTTGATCCATCCCGAAATGTTCGGCGTCTTGCGCGAAGATATCGATGAACTCGATCGGCAAGAAGCATTCGTCCACACGAGTTTTCTTACCAAGTCGCAATTCCGCCGTTCCATCATCGACCACCGGGACCGCGATAAGCTGATGGCCGAGGTCGACAAGGCGGCCAAGCCGGGTAAGGATCTGGAAGCCGAGGAGACATTTTTTCACCAAGTGATCATTGGCGGCATAAACCCCCCGGTCGGCTTGGGACAAGCGACCGGCACCACCGGGCAAGTGGCGATCGTCTCGGTTCCCTCCCCGGTACTGCATCAGAAAACCGCGCGACGGCTGATCCGTGTCGATGATCTGTGGGTGCAGGATACGTTGCGCCGAGATTGGACGACGATCCGGATCGTCAATCCGGGTATTCTGGTCGAGGGCAAATATGACCGCAGAAACCTATGCAATATCCGCGGCGAGCAGCCGTTTCACAAAATTTGCCCGAACGAATCAGATGGTTATTTTTGGGGCATGTCCGAGGTCGGGCAGATTTATCGGCTGCAAGATCTGCTCAACGATCAAGTGCTCGATCTGACCCGGCTCCTTCGTTTGCGCTCCGATCCGCCACGCGCCGCGATCGGGTTTAGTGGAATTACCGCGGAAAAATATAAGGTTTTGAAGCGTCCCGGCGGATTTATTTCCGAGGAATCGCCGAACGCCAAGATAGAAGAACTCGCTCCCGATATCCCCGCGGAAATGTTCACGGCAGTCAAAACGACAACCGAGTGGTTCGATGATGTCGCGGGATTCGCGCCGATTTTGATGGGTCAAGGCGATGCGGGCGTGCGATCTTCTGCACAGACGCAAACGCTCACCCGCAACGCCACACCACGCCTGCGCGACCGTGCATTGCTATGCGAAAGACAGGTGATCGAGGTCGGCGATTTCTGCCTGAAAATGCTCGCCGCCAAAGAGGCGGAAGTCATAGATACTGAGAAAAAACAAAAACTTGTCCTCTCTTTGCTGCCCGACGACTATCATGTGTCGGTCGATAGTCACACCTCCTCGCCGGTCTTTATGGAGGACGCCGAGCGCAAAGCCTTCACGCTCGCTAGATTTGGTGCCTTGGACGCGCCGGACCTCATCCGATTGACGCACCCGCCGCACGAAGATAAGTTGATCCTCGCAGCGAAGGCGAAAGCCGAAGCCCAAGCGAAGATGCTCCAACAACACCCGGAGCTGCTGACCAAGGGCAAAGGCAAGAAGCCCACCTAAGTCGGCGGTAACGACTCGTAGCCCTGCCGACGCAAACATATGAGGATCATGATGGCTCGTCGTCGTCACAAGCGCGGCCGCCGGAAGTAGTCTGTCGGCCTCGCCATTCGCGCCCACGAATGGCTGATAATCTATCACCAGCACTCGGCGGCGCTCCCCCGATGGGAGCGTCGCCGATTGGCGTTCCAAGCGCGAACGCTGGCGACATGGCCGGCGCCAAGGCGAAGCTGCGCGCCATCTATCAGCAATTGCAGGATATCTCGCGCGCCTTCCCGCTCGGGTCCGAAGATGCCAAGTCGATGCTGTCCATCATGCAGACAATGAACAAGTTGGCGCCGCCGAGCGCGGAAGTGCCGGGCGTCACGGCGACAGCAGCTCAATCAATGAACAACGCCGCGCAAAAGCAGGCCGCGCAGGCGATGCTTTCAACTCTTGCCCCTCCCGGGGCGAGCGCAGGGGGCGGCGGCGGCCCGGCTGGCCCGGGTATGCCTCCGACCCCTGCCATGCCGCCGTCACTGGCGGCAGGCGTATAAAAGGAGATCTGCCATGCCGAATTTTCCCGGCCCCGGATACAATCGAATAATCGAGACGGACCCACAAATCGTGAAGGTGCCGCTCGATAATATGGGCATCGGTGCGCGCCTCTCGATCTTCGGCAAGGATATTATGGGCGGTGATCCGTCCAACAACGCAAACCAGAAATCGGGACCGCCGGGGGCGCCCGAAATCACCATCAAGCACGTTGATTGATCCATGCCGGTCGAGATTGATGAAAACGAATTAGCGCGGCTGCGCGGCGGCGAGAAAGTCCTCAATGAATTGTTGGGACCAAAGACCGGCTCGCGCGCGCACGCGCTGATCAAGGAACACCATCCCGAGCATAAGGTGCCGCTCGACGCCGAGGAGATCGAGAAACGTGCTTCCGACAAGTTCAAGGAAATGATGGAAGCGCGCGACAAGACCGAGAAGGATGCGAGGATACAGCGCGAATTTAACGCGACGGTCGACTCCTATCGGTTGTCGGAAAAAAATCCCGACGGCTTTACCGAGGAAGGCATCAATGCCGTGCTTGAGTTGATGCGCGAGCGCACGATCCCCGATTTCCATGCCGGGGTGCTGTTGTTTCGGGATCTGCATCCAAAGAAATCCGAACCTCCATCCGGGTATATGCCCGCGGGCTGGAATTTCGGACAGGTGAACAAAGGCGACACCGACAAAGAGCTGCTATTCAAAGACCCCGACGCTTGGGCCGATCAAGAAGCCCGTAAGGTTTGGGAGGAGCACCGCAGAGCCATCGAGTAAGCAAACTGACTTTTCCTCTCGCCCCGGGATGCGTGCATGAAACGAGAGGAAATGCAAAATGCCTCAACTTGGCGTCGGCATCGTCCCGAGCGGTGCGATTGGTAACGAGCTAGTCGCTCTCACACGTCGCGCATTCATCCCGAGATTAGTCGTTCAAATTTACAAAGCGACACCGTTGCTGTCGTTGCTGTTGCGCAATGCACAACGCGCTAAGGGCGGTGTGTCGCAAGTCACCGTTCCGGTGCAAGGCGCATCGTTCGTCAATTTCAGTTGGTCGGATTATTCCGGCGTGTTCCCACAACCGCCGGTGCAAACGGCCGCCCAAAATGCCGAGTTTAATTTGAAGCTCGGCGTCGTGCCGATTCCGTTCCTTGGCATGGAAGCCCTCGTCCAATCGTCCGAGGTCGTGATCCCGATTTTGAAAGCCAGAATGGCCGATGCGAAAACCGTCGCCGTGCAATCACTTTCTGCGGCGATGTTTACCAACAACTCGGCGGTGCCGGGACAAACGCAGCTCGATTCATTGCTGCAGGCTTACGATGACGGCACCAACGTCACGACATACGGGGGAATTTCCCGCACGGTAAATACGTTCTGGAAATCGACGCTGATCACCGGCGCTGGCGGCATCACGACGCGCATCAATTTCATCAAGAAGATCGTGCAGACCACCGCGCTGTCGGGCGGCGAGTCGCCGGATTTCGTCGTGCTGTCGCCCGGTGATTGGACGACACTCATGAGCGACTTTATGTCCTCGGAGACGTTCTTCACTAATCCGAATAGCCGCTATCGCGAGGACGATGTCGTCAACGCCGGTTTCCGCGGTCTGCTGTTGGCGGATACGCCGATCTTCATGGACCCGTTCTGTCCGACGGGAACGGCCTACATCATCAATTCGCGTTATCTCGCCGCCTATCTGAGCGAGGATGCGCCCTTCGCATTCAGCGGTTTCTATTCCTCAATTCCAAATCTGCAGATCGCGAACATCGGTGTCGTCATCGTCGCCTTGAATTTGATCTGCAGCAAACCAATCAGCGGAATGCGCATCACCGGCATTTCCGGCGCGGCTTTCTAAGGAGAATCACAAATGGCCCTCCCTCGCATCGGCGGCGGCGGCTTCCCGCTCAATCTCAACGGCGCATTCGCGTCGCAACTCCCGTTGCCGGGACCGCAAACGGCATCCGCGGCACAATTCACCGCCGGTGCCGTGCAGGCATCGAATTACGTCACTTTACCGGCGGGGTTTACGACATTCCTTCCTGCCGGCACTTTTTATGTCGAGCCGGGTCCGGTGACATCGCTGCAATTGCTCGATCCCGTTACGCAGATCTGGCGCACGGTCAACTCGACGCCATTGGCCGGCGGCTTCAACGTCGATAGCGACGGCGGCAACGTCCGCCTCGCCAACATCACCGGCTGTCCGATCGGTGCGCTGATCACCAATGCGGGAACCACCTACACCAATGGTGTCGGCGTAACAGCGACCGGCCTCACCGTGACCCCTTCGGCCGGCGGCTCGGTGTGGATCCCCGTCGTCGGCGGCGCGAACAACACCACCGTCGCGATCACCGCCGCGGGTAGCAACTATAGCTTCGCACCGTTCCTCGTTTGCTCGCCGCCAGCTCCCGGCGGCATCCAAATGACGGCGGTGTGTACGGTGTCCGCGGGAACGATTTCCACCGTCACCGTGACTAATCAGGGCGCCGGCTATACCGCGCCCGCGACCATTACTGTGATCAACGACTATCGCGACATTACCGGCTCGGGCGCCGTACTCACTCCCGGCGCGCTCGTAGGCTCGGGTTCGCTGACTGCCCTTTATCCTTCGGGCGCGCAAAACACGGCATTTGCCGCCGCCGTCGGCGGACACGGTACGCCGTTAACTGCAGTCCCGACGTTTACCTTCTCGCCAGCCTCGACCACTTCGGTCACTGCCGTCATGAATTTTGTCGTGACCGGCCTCACCGTCACCGGCGGTGGCTCTGGCGTCCCGGCCGGCTCGATGCTAGTCGCCATGTCTGGAGCGATCGTGTCGGGGACGCGTGCCGCTAACGTCGCCGGGCCAATCGCCGATACCGGCCTCACGCAGCCGCGACCAGCGTGGATCCAGCCGAATATTACCGCCGGCACCGTCGGCACGGCGGGCAATATTGTCATCGATCCGGGTTTTGGCTTCCAAGCGGTGCCAACCGTGGCATTGATCTCGGGCACCGGCGTCGCAGTGTTGTCCGCGATCAACATCACAACGACAGTCGGCGGGATCTCCGATACGTCGTTCGTGCAACCGTTCTAAAAAGGGGGCGCTCGATCGTGAATGGCGCTCACCGCATACGAAACGCAAACTCGGCGGCTCCTGCACGATCCTAACGCGCAGGCGTACTCAACCGCAGATCTCGACGTTTATATCAATCTCGCGCGCAATCAGATCGCGATCGAGGGCGAGTGCGTGCATGTGCTGCTCTCGGGCGGCACTATCACCAATCTGACAATTGCCAGCGGCGGCACCGGCTATTCAGGCACCGCCACGGTTACGTTCACTGGTCAAGGAGCGCAGTCTTTTGCGACCGCAAC